AGTGGTAATCTTCTTCTTAATGACGAAGCAATCATTCAAGTATTGCGTAACGTTCTTGGTATTCCCAATGTTTATGTTGGTGCTGCTAGACGTGAAACTGCCGTGCCCGGTGCCACTTCATCAGAAGGATACATCTGGACAAGTGATGCTATCTTCATGGGAATCATGAAAGGTTCTGATGCAATTGTTTCAAAGACAGGAAACGTGAAGGCTATGCCCGTCACCGCTCTTGACTTTGAGTACAAAGACATGATTGCAGGTCAATATGATAGCCTTGATTTAATCCGGCGTTATGTTTGGGCAGAACAAGTCAATCAATTCAAGATGGTTGATTCATCCTTTGGTTTCTTAGTTTCTGACTGCCTATAAGAGTTCAATGAATGTTTTGTTGCTTTGATGAACACTCTCATGTGATGTTGACAGAAAGTGTGGATGCTGATGAAAAGGCCATCCAAGACTTACAACGTCAATTGAAAGATCAACCAAAGCAACTTGCAGACATAACCAAAGCAAAAATAAAAGAACTCAAAGCAGAGAAAAGAACGGCAGACCAATTTGGTGCGGTTTATTCGAGATCATCCAAAAAGCTAATCAAGCAACTTGATGAACTGCTAAAACAAACAGACCCTGCCGTTCTCCTTAGCCTTCAAAAAGAACAGTTGATTGAACTTGTTCTTGAAGGTGGATTTGCTGAATCAATAGATGATTTTATTGAACAGCAAGATAAATTACTTCAAGCAATCAATGATTCTTTAACTGTGGTTGATCCAACTTGGAAACCACTATTCATTGATAATGAAGTTGAGGCATTAAAGACTCTGACTGTTCAGAACGTCTTTGATGATATTGTGATCCCTACTGTTACAAAGAACGTGCGTGATTCATTGCTTTCCATGGTTGTTGATACACCCAAGGATCAAGCAATGTCTAATCTTGCACAATCCTTGCAACGTGGTGCAGGAACCTTGACCACAGAAGTGCGTACAAAAATCAGTCAGTTTGGCAGATCTGTCAACATGATTGCAGCTGATGCGGTTGGCATTGACTTGTATTTATATACAGGTCCTAAGGATGGAATCACTAGAAACTTTTGCATACCACTAGTCAATAAAGTGGTGAGCAAAGATCAAATGAGTAAATTAAACAACAATCAAGGCCTGTCAGTTAGATCATCAGGCGGTGGGTACAATTGCAGGCATTCTTGGAGTCCTGTCACATCCAACTTTGTTGAACTTGCCAACCTTGAACTTGCAACATCAAAAGACATTTCCAAAGCCAACAGTGGAGCAAAGAAGAGATGAGAAAAGCAGTATTGAATAAAAGCTATACTTTTGAATGGATTGCACCTAGTCCAATCAGTGGCACACCTGTCTTGACTTTGAACGCCATCAACTACAATCTTTCACAATCACGTTCAAGTGCCACCGTGTCAGCAATTGCCAATGACAGACGCACATTGACAGTGGACAATCAGGCAACAGGTTTGCAACGTGATCAAATGAAAGGTTTCTTGATCACCAGCGGTGACACCTTTTACAATGTGACTGTGGTTCGAGTGGTTGGAACAACTGCAATTCTTGCAGAACCTTTGCCACGTGAAATTGATTTGTCATCAACGGCGTCTCTTGAATTTGCTTTGTGGTCAACTACATTGGCAAACACCATTGATGTCTTGACCACTGCAAACACATATCCATATCAAATCAACTTCACAACTGACCTTGGTGCATTGACACAATCCAAACAAGAGAAAGGTCTTTTGAAGTCCACACCAAGACCTTTTGACACAGGCCTTTCACATGATGACTTGGTTGGATTCTTTGCACAACTTGCAGACATGATCCCAAGACGGCAAAGTGATTTTGCACCACAGATCAAAGGCGCACTTGATGAGTTGATTTTACAAGTGCGTGATGTGGTCATTGCAGATGGAGTGACAGAGGATGAAGTATTCAACCCTGAACAATTCCACCTTGCACATGCATATTGCACGGCAGCAATCATCTATGAACAAAGTTTACAGATGGACATTGCAGAACAAATGCGTCAAAGGTGCCATGATCTGATGGAGATTGCATTGCGTTCACTTGCATTGGATGTTGATGGTGATGGTGTGGTTGATGAGGGTGAACTAGACAGACGTGAAACAGGTGGCAAAGCGTCTGACTTTAGAGCATCATGGAAAGGCTACACACGCACAAGCAATGATTCCTTCTTTACTGCAACAAGAGGAATGAAACATTAAATAGGAAATGAGTTCCTATTTAGGATTAATTATGCCAAGTAAAGTCAAACTCAAACTACCTAAGACCATATGGACCAAGGCTGACACCATGCGTTTGGCAATGGACACATTGGCATCCATCAAACTGCGTACAAGCAAAGGCATTGATGCCAATGGTGACAACTTCAAAAAGTACTCAACTAAAAAGATTTATATTTCCACCAAAAAGGGAACGGGCAAAAGGTTGAAACCAAAAGGTGGAGTTTTGAGTAAAACAGGAAAGACCATGCGCTTTGATGGTGGATACAGAGAATACAAAGAACTATCAAGAGAACGTGGAACGGTGCCGGGTCAAATAGATAGTGCAGAGGTTGACCTTGTGCTTTCAGGTGCTTTGATGAATAATCTTGTAGTATTGAAGGCAAGCCGTACACGCTTTGTGATTGGCTTGACTAAGCATGTCAAGTATTATGGGTATGCAGTCAATGCACAACGTGAATATCTTGGATTGAGTCCTGATGAAATACGTTTATTGATAGTTGCCACACGTCAAGCCATTGCAGACAAGTTGAGTCAAAAATGAGTCAAGGAATATTCAAAGCAACTGAAAAGTTGGAAGACATGATTGAAGGCATCACACCAAAGACTGATGCACATCATGGATTCATTGCCATTGCCACCGGTAACGGACGAACACAACCACTTGATCAACGTCCAAATAGTACACGGTACTTTGAAATTGAAACGGTTAGCTTTGCAGCTGATGATGGTGAGGCGGGTTTAAGTGGACGCAAGCGCACATCTATGGAATTGCGTGTGCGCTATGACATTCCACAGGATCTTGGATTTTTAAGACGCCTTATCAATGAAGATGCTGCAAAGTTGATTGATACATTGAAAGGACCGGACTATGATCTAGTTAATACAGGTATTGTCTCTTTGATACCTGAAACACCAACCACAGAAAACATACAAGACATCAATGGTGAAGTTTCTGCCGTGGTGCTTTTACTTCCCTTTGACCTTTTATACTTGGAGGAATAAACATGAGCGTTACTCACAGATCTATTGGGGTGATAAATGAAAGTACATTTGGTTCACTCGACCCTGCCACCGGATTACCATCAACATCAGGACTTACATTTGTCTCCATTCCATGTGAACGTGATCCAATTGTCATTTATGGAGAACCCGTTGCATCAGAACGCAATGATGCACGTGATGGATCCTACGGTTTACCACCAGAGCCTGATACTGTGTATTCTAGTGGTAGCCGTGTACGTAGGCGTACAGGTCAAGTGGTCATCCAATTAGATTTGACTACCATTGGAACCGTTGCAGACAACTATGACACCAACTATCTTGGTTACTTGCTTGGTGCCGGCTTCAAGACTGCAAAGCATTCTTTCACATCTGACACACCAACAGGTGTTGCAAACACCAATCTTTTCACACCAACCACGGCAGAAAGTGATTTTGCAATTGGTGGCTTGCTTGGTGTTGAGGTTGCAGGCCGTGCAGAATATACGGCTGTGACCAATAATAATGAATCAGGTGCCGTATCCATTTCACCTGCATTGTCTGCCTTGACCACAAGTGACACTGTTCGAGCAATGCAAACATGGTACCCCGGTTCAAGAACAAACACAGGTGAGAATGTTTCAAGTGTAGCTTTTCAAGTGAATGGTGTTGACTTTAAAACCAATTGCTTTGGATGTGTTCTTGAATCAATTTCTATCAGTCTTGACAACGGACGTGTGATGGCAGAAATGACATATCAATCAGCATGCATCCAGGATGACCATGGAAATGCTGCCGGTCCTGTTGAACCTTCATACAATACAGGCGCACCACCGTTTTTCAGAGGATCTTATGTTGTGGTTTCAACCACTTCACCAACATCCTTGACCAATGCGAGTGGAACAGGTGACAAACTTGCACGCACCAAACTTGATTGTGAGGACTTCACTCTGACCATCACCAACACATTGACACCACTTGGTCACTCTGATTCCATCCTTGCCATGTCAGGAATGGAAATTTCAGACGTTGATGTTGAATTGAACTTGACATTGACAACTTTGAACACAACTATAAACTCAGATTATTTCAACCGCACCGTGCGTCAAGTGCTTGTAGGAACAGGACCAGTTGGTGATGGCAAAGGATGTGCATTCATGTTACCCGCTGCTTATCTCACCAATGATCCAAGTGCATATGATGTCAGTGGCAATGACATTGTGCGTCAAACATTGAACTATAAGCAAAGCCGTTTTGGTGGTGATCTTTCAGAAACAGGTGCAGGTAACAGTCCTATCCGCATTGCATTGGGAGTTTAAAACATGGCCATTTCCTTCTTGTCCTCTTCATTGTCAAACATTGACGTTTACCTTTCTTTTGACCCTTCTGTTGAACTTAGTGAAGAACAAAGGAATGTATACTTGACTAGTGGAGTGTTCGAGGGTAAAGCCAAGGAAGATGCAACCAAGTTCACACTCAAAGCACTTTCACCAAGTGAACGTGAAGAGGCAGAAATGAAAGCGGGTTCATTCACCCGTTCTGAACTTGGCAGACTGCTTTGGATTGAATCCCCTTCTGATGATAAGGAAAAAGCAACATGGCACCATTCGCTTTCAGAGGAAGAGAAACGGGCTTTGTCTTCCTATCAAGCATACATCAACAGAGTATATCTTGAGATGATTGAAGCGTCACTTGTGTCCATTGATGGTGATGATGCCAACCTTGAAAGCATTCAAGCCATCAGACCTGAAGCACACAGAGTCCAAGCAATCACTGAACTTGTATTACATATCCAACGCCTTTCACTTCTTGGTGATGAGGGAAAATAGCATTAGCCTCTGCAGTATGGATACCATTCAGTGGAGGCCGTGGATGGTCTTGTGATCAATGCCGTTCAAGTGTTGGATTGCGTCAAAAACGTGGAAACTGCGGTGGACCTTTCAAAGAAGGTTTGCCATTGTCAGACGTGGATGACCAAGGCCGTTTTGTGCCGGGGTATCGAATAGCACCCAATTGTGGTGAAGGGTATTCTGATTTAAAAGTGCGTTCTTGTCCTGTTGCAGGAATGAACAAAATGGCATCCATCATCACTGCATTCAACAGACATCAATCTGGACTAATCAGACTGACTGAAACATTTCCAAATCCATCATGTGCAATTTTAGAATGCTTTGATATACTTAATTCAAACACCATGGAAATGCACCACCGTTCACATGAACAACAAATGAAGGAGTTTAATAATGGCAAGTGATCCTGAAATAGACATTGAAATACAATTGTCAGGTGCCAAAATGGTTGACAAGCAGATTGATGAGATCAGTGAAGGTCTTGAAGGTCTTGGTGAAACAGGATCAAAACTTTCTGATTCACTTGGTGCAACTAATGAAAAGCTTGGTGAAGGTCTTGAGAATATAGGCACGGCAGTTGGTGAGGTGAAAGAATCTTTTAAGGGTCTTGGTGCAGGAATTGCAAATCTTGGGAACACGGGCGCAAAAGGATTTATGGCTTTGCTTGGTCCAATTGGGCAGGTGGTTGCTGCTGGTGTGTTGGTGTATGAAACATTCAGGCAAATCAGTGGTGCAGCACAAGAGGCACAAGAAGCTGAAGAAGCAATGAATGCAGCCTCATCAGACTTACAGTCAAAACTCGAATCATTAGCAGAAAAAGGCATTATTCCCACAACTCAAGAACTTGAAAAATTTTCACTTGCAGTCATTGAATCTCAACTTGCCAAAGAGTCTTTTGAGAAAGCAATGACTAAATATAGAAAGACCTTTGATAAAATCACACTTGCCAAAAAGAATGCAACTGATGCTGCAAGAGAAGAAGCAAAAGCAGAAGAAATTGGTGGTGCGGTCTACATTGAGAATGTTTTAAAGCGTCAAGCAGCTGACAGGAATTTAATCAAGTCACGCAAGCAAGCAAGAAAAAGCATTCATGAGTTGCAAGCAGCACAAAGAAACGCATTAGAAGAATTGCGTGCAACGGGTGAACAAGAACAACAACTTGAAAAGCGTTCAACTGATGCATTGAAAGCAGATGCCAAAAAACTTGCCAACCTTCAAAAAGAAGCGGTCTTACTAAAAGCAAGACAAGCAGCCAAAGGTGATGAACTTTATCTTGCAGAATTTGAATATCAACAAAAGGTGCGCCTATTAAAGATTGAAGAACAACTTGAAGATGCCAACCATGATCAAGTTGAAACCATTTTAAACACACTCAAGTTGCAAGGTGAAGTCAAGGCAACAGAAGTGGAATTGATGCGATTTAAACAGCGTCAAATTGACTTGGTGCAAAAGGAAGTTGAGGAGAACAAGAAGGCACAAGAAGCAAGACGCAAGGCATCAGAGGCAAGACGTAAGCAAGAAGAACAAGAACGCAAAAGACAAATCATGCTTGATTCACAATTGCGTCTGATGACTATCAAGCAAGAACAAGAAGGCCTTGACCAATTGCTTGCATTGGAAAGTGAACGGCACCGGGCAAGTGTAGCCTTGACCAAAGAAGGCACCAAGGAAAGACTGATTGAGGAAAAGCGTTTTCAATTAGCTATCCAAAGCATCATGCAAAAGGATGTTGATCAGACCAAAGCCATGGAACTTGAAAAACTGGACGCCATCAAAGAAGCCAACTTGAGAGAAGTCCAACTGAGATTTGATCTTGCTCAAAGTTTGCTTGAACTTGATGTTGATCCATCTGTGACTGACTTTGGTAAATTGCAAGCGGACCAAGATCAACGTCTTACCATGCTTGAATTGCAATATAATAAAGAGATTGAACTAGCACGCATCAAGGGTGAAGATTTATCAAGTATTCAAAAGCAGTTTGCTATTGAACGCATGAAGATGGATCAACAGATGATTGAAGAACAGACAGAACTTTTGACTGACTACTTTGATCAATACGGCAAAGGATTTGCAGATGCTGCCGTTGGTGCATTGCTTTTTGGTGATTCATTCCAAGAAGCCACGGCAGAAGTCTTGAAGGGATTGGCACAACAAGCGGGTGTTGAATCATTGATGTCATTGGCAAAAGGCTTTGCACAAATTGCCCTTGGTGATCCAAAAGCGGCAGCATCATTCAAAGCCGCTGCATTATTTGGAACTGCTGCCGTGGTTGCAGGTGCTGCCGGTAACGCATTGAGTGCGGGCGGTGGAACAGGTGGTGCGGGTGCAACTCCATCAGGCGCACCAACAACGGCACCAACACCACAACGTGAAGAAGTCAGAAATGATGCCATGGTGTTCAACATCAACTTTGGTGGTGCGGTGGTGTATGATACCAAGAAAGCAGCTGAACAAGCACTTGCAGACAGGTTGGTCACTATTATGAATACATCACGCCGGGGCGCACCTCGAATGAATAGGAGATAACAATGCCATTGAATAACCCTTCACCAAACTTTGCCTTGTTGAGTGCGTTCAATGCTCGCACGTGGTCCAATGTTAATGTGTTTGACCGTGGATCAAACAACATCACACTGCCAACCTTTGGAACGGGTGAAGGCATCTTTGATGATGCAATCTCTTTTTTGAATGGACGTGGAAGTGAATCAGGTATTGCCATGTCTGACCTCTTGCAAGCCACTGCAGTTTTTGGAACCAATTGGTCAGTCTCCATCAATTCAAGTGACAAGGTGGTCATTAGTTGTGATGATCAGTTCAAGATTAGATTGAAAAGTGGTGCAGATGTCTTGGGTGTTGGATCTTCATCATTTAGCAGTGCAGCAACTTCATTCACATGTCCAAATGATTGGACAAGAGGCAGTGAGATCAAGACGGCAGGATATGAGTTTGTTGACTCATCTGATGCAAACAGTTTCACATTTACTTTACAAGGTGGACTCAATGCACAAGATTTGATTATTGCTATCAGAGAACGTGGAACAGTCAATGATGTGGATGATGTGAACGCCACCAATTGTCTTGAAAAGCTTGATCTTGATGCCAACACTGCAACGGATTATATTAAATGGTATATCAATGACAATGGCCATGTTGAATGCATGTACTATAATTCTATAAGTGACGTGTCTTGGGTGTCATCCACTTTTCGAGATAGGCTTGGATTCAGTGGCAATGAGTCACCAAGTGGTACCATCATTAAAACTCTGACAGCTGATTACCCTTTACCGGGTGCATTATATCCTTCAAGACCTTATCAAGATCATCATCTACAAACGCAAAATGTTTCACAAGCACGGCGCAAAATTGGAGGTGGTTATGCATCCAACTTTATTGGATCTTATGTACAATCCATCCTCTTGTTTGATCTGGACGCCTTACTTGATGAGGTGGATTTATATAGGCACTTCACCAACAACTTCATTGAATACATTGGCAATGGTGAAAGAATCACGTTTTATCAAAATGTGGGTGACTCAAGACGTTCTTTGATCACAAGTGGAATCAATTTGAGTCAACCCGCTTTTGATCTTCTCTTTACATCAGAAGACAATGGCAACACAGGGCGCATCAGGTGTTCTTTGGTTGATTCAAACACCATCAACTTGGCATATCCAAACAGACTGAAAAGACGTGTTCCTGTTTCACTATTATTGGAGCATCTCAATGGGTAATACATTCACAAGTCCACCAACAGTGCCTGACACGGGTGACATCATTGCAGGCCGTGTAATCAAAACAGAATCCATGGCACGCATGGGTGACCTGTCTAACTATATTCATGCGCATGGTTCAACCTCGAACTGCATTAGTCAATCCTTTGATGTCCACACTTGCGTGACAAAATCCACCTCTTTTGTGGATCAATGCAGATGGCGCATCCCTATTCCATCCAACAATCACACAACTATTCAATTTCATGTTGCTGCAAGGGTGACATCCACAGGAACAGGCACCTTAAAATTCACTCTGACAGATGCCAACAGTGTGGCACAAGGAAACAGTTCAATCTCAATCACATCCACTGCAAGCATTCACGCACATGCAACAGTTTCACACACCTTCACATCATCCACAACAGCCGCTTATGTGGACGTGGTGATGTCTGCCAAGGTGGATGCAAGCGGGTATGATGTAGACGTGCAAACAGTTGCAGCACGGTTCACTGCATTGACTTCACCATTGAGTGCAGGAAATACGGCACAAGGGTCTGACAAGATCACACCTTTTGGTGCTTCACGCCTTGGTGCCAACAATGCACTTTCTTCACGTGCGGGTGTCCAATGGCGCACCAACATTCAAACCATGCGTTCAAGAAAAAGACCTTTGTTGATTTGGTCAGGTATTGAGAATCCATCAAGTGCATTCACAGGCCGTGGTCAAGGTCCTAAATCATTGGGGGTTGGTGATTGCCAAACCATGCAAGTGCAAAGTCCTTTATTTGTTGGAGGTGGTTCAATCACGTTGTGGATTTATGTGGTTGATATAAGTGGAACTAGAAAGTTTGCTTTTATGAATAGGTTGTTTTCTGTGACCTCGAACGGTTGGAATGAATTCACTTTTACACCTTCACTGGAAAACACAACCCTTGAATCAATCACCTTTGGTTTTCCCTTGTATAAAATCAATCCAACTGCTTATGTGGAATCTGACACACTCCTTGATTCAGTGGACCGCTTAGCAGTCATTTCATCTGCACCACGTATCACTGCCTTGTCTGTTTGGAGTAATTGAGCATGCTTGTACCTAGATCATTTCAACCACTCGCAAGAGAACAAGCTACATTCATGGGTGTTACTGTCATGGGTGGAGTAGTCAACCAATTTGCACAAGCCTTGGTTCAAATGTCTCATTGCAAGTTTCTTGGCCATGCCAACTACACAATTGCAAAGGACACCACAGGCCTTTTTGGTGGAGTCTTCACAGTGGTGACAAATACAAACGCTTATGGTATTTCACCTGGCTTGAATAAGACAAGCAAGTATTATTCATTTTTCTATGGATCAACACCAATCAGTGAACGGATAGGCGTGATCTTTCAATACGTGGCTACAAATTCAAGCAGTGGAAACAGTCCTGCAATCACATTCAGAATCAAGAATACAAGTGGTACTGTATTGTCAAAGGCTGTTAAGTTCTCCTTTCCTGCACACCTCCAAATGTTTAATGATGGAGATATTGACAGGCCTGCAACTGCAACCACAGGTGGAACATTCTATGATCCACCAAGTGGAACAAGTGGTACTGATGATCCAAGACCATTGTATATACCACCTGCTAACCGTGGTGACATGCTATTGTTTGAGGTGGAAGTTGAGGACTGTGATCTTGTGTCTGTTTCTTTCTTTGATTTATACCAACCTGAGGTGACACCATGAGCATTCTTGAAGACCACGGCAGACGTGTTTTTGTGTTGGAAGTTGGTGGCCTTTCCACAAGGTATGTGTCTG